CCGCAGGTCAGTATGTGTTTAGCAATATTTACATTTATCAGTATCAAACAAGCGGTACATCTGGCACTGCTGCACCAGCGTATCCAACAGGTACAAACATTTTTCCTCCTACCACCACATTTGCGGATGGTACGGCAACTTTGTTATATGTTCAAAATGCAGAGATTATTCCTTTTCAAGCGTTACCTAACGGAATTAATACGGTTGACATTCTCAACATTAATCTTTACTGGGGTAATAGTCGCATCCCTATGCGTTACTTGCCGTGGTCTGATTTCACTTCCCAACTCCGTTATTGGCAGAATTACATTGGCAGACCAATTTGTTTTTCCGTCTACGGTCAACAACAAATATACATTGCCCCAGTCCCAGACCAGTCTTACTACATTGAATTAGACACGGTTATATTGCCACAACCTTTGTCTATAGGTACGCCTGATGTGCAAGATACTATTCTTGACCCTTGGAGTACCGCAGTGCAGTATTACGCAGCCTACAAAGCTAAGTTTTACGAGCAATCTTACGGTGAAGCCGAGATATACCAGCAACAATACAACAAAAAAGTATTGAACATTCTTAATTCTACTTACACAAGAAGAATCCCCAACCCCTACAGTAGTGGAGGTTAAGAATGGCATCAGCAGAGCAAAAGAAAAGCTATGCGGTAATTAAAAACTTTAAAGGTGTAGATACCAAGGCTAACCGCACAGCTATTGATAAGGATGAGTTTTATTGGCTAGAAAATGCAATGCCAATAGGACCAGGCAACCTTAAAATTGTTTCTGGACCTGATAATGTTAAAAATATTGGAGGAAATAATGTTGTTTTTACCAACGCTGTTGTCTCTCTAACCAACGCAAACATCAATGGTCAGTACGTTGTAGCGTCTGAATCAGACGGAAGCATGGAAGCGTACAACCTAAGCACCAGTAGTTTAGTCACTGTTGCTACTGCGGGTACGTTATCTAGCTCTAACGTCACCACAGCTCAGTATCAAAATACAGACTTGTTTATAGGTGACCCCAACAAAGGTTTGTTTGACTGGAACGGTACAAGTCTAATTTCTGTAGGTTCTGTGAGCTTAATTGGCATTACAAACCCAGGTCAAAACTACACGGCAGCACCAACCGTAACTATATCTGCCCCTAACAACGCCAATGGTGTGCAAGCAACGGCTGTAGCAACGATTACAACGGGTGCAGGAGGCGTACAAAGCATAGTTGTGGGTAATGTAGGCTCTGGCTACACGGCAGTCCCTACGGTCACTATAGGTGCGCCTCAAGTCACAGGTGGAAACACTGCTGTTGCCTATGCCACCATACAAAGCGGTAATGTGGTTGCAGTCACTGTTACCGAGCCTGGTTCTGGTTACTTAACTGCTCCTGCGGTCACAATCACAGGTGGTAATGGAGCTGGCGCAAACGCCACTGCAACGTTATCTAGCGGTATTGTTAATAGCATTACGCTTACAAATGCAGGTAGTGGGTATGCCAATGCTACTGTTACTTTCTCTGGTGGTGGTGGGTCTAACGCTGCTGCAATTGCGGAAGTAACTACATTTGCAACAGGTACAGTGTCTATTTACGTGGTAAACGGGGGTACTGGGTACGGTGCTTACGGTAATTTGGCGGTAACCATCTCTGGTGGAGGCGGTACAGGGGCAAATGCGGTGGCTGTAATTAGCGGAAATACAGTGGCAGAAGTAATTATGACCAACAGAGGAACTGGGTACACCTCTGCTCCGTCTGTTGCGGTTGTTGGTGGAACAGGTAGCGGTGCAGTTATACAAGCAGTAGTAAGTACAAACCCTATAGTAGATGTAGCAACGTTTTCAGGGCGTGTTTGGGTAGCGCAGGGGCGTACAGTTTATGCCTCTAGCTCTGTTTCTCCTACAGACTTTACTTCTGTGTCTGCTGTAGCACTGACACTTACAGATTCAACGCTAGATAGCAATATCACTGCCCTGTTGTCTGCTAATAATTTCTTGTACATCTTTGGTGAAGACAGTATCAACGTATTTAGTAATTTACAGGTGACAAATACGGGTGCAACTGTATTTACTAATACTAACGTATCTGCTTCTATAGGTTCTAAACGGTTGTACGCTATATTTCCGTACTTCCGCAGTGTTCTCTTTATGAACGACTACGGTATTTATGCGCTTGTAGGCTCTACAACCACCAAAATATCAGACCCTCTAGACGGTATTTTTCCGTATATTGACTTTACAAGACCTGTAACAGGTGGACAGGTGTTGATTAATAACATTTTGTGTGCCGTATTCAATTTCTACGTCAATAGCACTTTTCCAATAGGTCCAAGTGGTTCTAGATACATCCAGTGCATATTTTTTGAAAAGAAATGGTTTGTTACTAGCCAGGGGAATGCGCTTGCGTACATAACATCTGCGCCTCTGGCAGGTAAAATTAACCTTTATGGTATAGATAATTCCAACAATTTATATCAGTTGTATTCAAATACAACCAATAGTGTTAGCAGTTACATACAGACTGCTTTACAAGATATGGGTGACCCTATACGAACTAAACAGGCGTTGAAGTTTGCGGTTGAGGCTACTTTGACACAAGCGGGTACGTTTAATGTGAGTGTGGATTCTGAGACAGGAAGTAGTCCTGTGGTTACTCTGGCAGACGCTGGGGTATCTTGGATAAATAACAATAATCAGGTAATATCGTGGGTAAATAATAGCAGTGCAGTTGTGCAGTGGTTGCTATCTGTTGGATATTACTTGTACAAATCGGATGCCAAGCAGTACGGAAAGTATTTGGGACTCACCATGACTTCCAATAATGCTGGTTTTGTGGTAAATACGTTTGAATTTGAACATGAACTAAGAGTGAGGTTCTAAAATGGCTGGTGTACCCTATGTCTTTGCTTCGGCAACAACGTCTATTCCTTTGTCACAATTGGATGCGGACTTTAATACGCCCGTAACTATTGGAAACACATCTGTTGGTCTGGGTAATACCGTTACTTCTTTTGGTAACGTCACACTAACAAATCCAACAATTATAGGTGGCACTAGTACAGCTAACGCAACCGCTATTGTTAACGGGACATCTAACGTATCTGTTGTTTCTTCAGGTGGTGCAGTAACTATATCTACTAACGGTACGTCTAACGCACTTGTAGTAGATACAAGTCAAAACGTAGGTGTAAATACTGCAAACCCATCTGCTTACGGGAAATTAGTTGTTTCAGGTGGTGGTTTTACACAACTTGCAACATTAGCCCTACCATCTACTTCAGGTTCAACACGTTCTGACTTTACTCGTGTTTTAGATGTTGCAGGTTCACGTTCGCTTGATTCAGGTGTTTCTAGCAGTGGCGCTTGGGTTCAATCAAGAGACAAAAACGACTACTCTGTTAACTACGATTTATTATTACAACCTAATGGTGGTAATTTGTTGGTTGGAGTTACAAGTGGATTAGGAGGTAAATTAAGTGTTTATCAATCTACAGCAGGAAGTTATTCTGCCGCATTTAAATCAACTAAAGACGGTTCAAACAATTCTTATTTTCACGTATTTTTAAATGACGCTGGGTCTACAGTTGGGTATATTTATACAGTAGCTCAAACTGGAACTTCTTATTTTTCAGTTTCAGATAGGAGACTTAAATCCAATATTACAGACATTACAACTAGCGGTGAATTTATAGACGCATTAAAACCAAGGAATTTTACTTGGACTGATGCAAATGTTGTTGACCAAGGATTTATTGCTGATGAATTTCAAACTGTTGTTCCATTAGCCGTAAATGGACAAGCAAACGCAGTTGATTCTGATGGTAATCCCGTATACCAAGCAATTGAAGCATCTTCTGCTCAAGTTATTGCAAATTTGGTAGCAGAAGTTAAATCTCTCCGAGCAAGACTTAAAGCGGCAAACATAGCATGAACACACTAATCACAACCCTAAAGTCAAAACAAGTCCTATGGGCAATAGTTATTGCCATACTCTCAGTATTGCAAGGTTTCGTCATGGAGCTATCCCTAACTCCTATCCATCAAATGATTGCGGGTGTAGTGATAGCAATTGTTGTTGTGTTACTTAAGTTTACGGAGCAATAATGTCAGTATCAGCACCATTCTCTCCTTGCGGTAACACAGTAGTTATATCTGCAACTACTACTGCTACTACGCCTGTTCAAGTAGCGTCTAGTACGCTTGGTGGTAATCAGTACAGGG